AATACACATATAAACTATACAGAGACAATGAAGAACTTGTTGTAACAGTAGACCCATTAGTTAAAGATATTGAAATTTCAATAGAAAGAATGATGGAGATGAACATCGATGAATTAAGTGATGACAACAAACATTTATTTGAAATGAAGATACTTGGCTTACGCACAATACATCAGTTCCTAGGTGCATTACAGCAAGAGAACTACTTAAAAGAATACAAAAGTGGTATGACTACTGAACTTAAAGGTAGTGTTAATATTGACGTTAACGAACGATTAGATGGCTTGACTACAGAAAGTGTAATACATTAATATGGCAGAATTTAAAGGATTGATCGACAAACCAATGTATGTTGGTCACATTAAAAACTTTGATAAAATGGTCACAGAACTATCACCACACATGACAGAGTTAGAGATCGACCAATGCATAAGTTTTATGCACACACTAACTGATACAAAGAACGATATTAATCCAAGTCCAGAAGATTGTAAAACACAATTACAGATTATGTTTGGGCGTGATAGGTTCCTTGAACTAACACAAGCATGGGGCAAGAAGAATCAAAAGGTCCTCTCAGTATTTGGCTCATTAAAGTTTAAGCATAAAGCAACTGGTGAATACTACGATGGTCTTGATGAAACAGATAACAGTGAAGATTATGAAAAGGTATATTGGTAATGATTAAAAGTATTTGGGAAAAGATTAAATTAGCTTTCGAGCGCAAACCAACTGGTGAGGTATTGATACCTAAACATCAAGTAGTAATCGAAACACCAACTGAACCTGTCGTTAAAGTAAAAAGAAAATATGTCAGAAAAAGCAAAGTATGACACAGCAAAACTTGCACCATTATTATGTTGCGAGAATAAGTGGCATCCAATTTACATGATAATGAGTACGTTGGATATTGAAGAATTAAAACAATTTCGTAAAGAATTACGACAGTACACGCCTTATCATTATTTGCATAGAACATTAGAGCGTGAGTTTCGTAATAGCATAGGAGATTAATATGAATTACAGAGCAACAGAACAAATGGCAGCAAACGCAAAACGTGGATTAGAGATGCGTGAAAAAGTAAGTCCAAGCAATCGTGGTGGCACAAGTGTAGGATTAAATCGTGCTAGACAATTTATGAATAGACAAGCTGTTAGTTTAGATACAGTAAAAAGAACATACAGTTTTTTAAGTCGTGCAGAAGTGTATTACAAGCCCGGAGAAAATACACCCGGCACACAAGCCTACTTGTTATGGGGAGGTCCCCCTGGATTAGCATGGGCAAAAAACATATTAAGAAGTGAAGGATTGTTAGATGATTAACAAAACACAATATGATCAAAATGTAGTCAATAACAGTTTGACTAATGCATTCGAGATGGAGCCGATGAAAAACAATCAGGCAGAAATCAAGCTAAAAGCACCTAGCAAACGTGGTGGCAAACGCCCTGGCGCGGGAAGAAAAGTTGGCTCAACAAATAAGATTCAAGGTGTAGAGTTTTTAGAAGAATACAGAAAAATACATGGAGCTAACTTAAAAGAAGATTTAGCACGTGATATGTATGAAGCCAGAATGCGTGGAGATCACGAAATGTTGTTTAAGTATCAAACAGCATTTGCAAAATACTACTTTGCTGATGTAGCAACACAAGACATTACAAGCAAGGGTGAAGCATTAGGCGCATCATTTACATTTCCAACAACAGAATTAATCGATTGGAAAGATGCGTAACGTAACGGTTCCTTTGTATGGTGAGCAAAAAACTATTCTAGCAGATTGGCTCACTACTGATAAGCACTCAATTGACATAGTGCCCGTTGGTAGTGGAAAAACATTCTTGGCTGCTATTGCACTGCCAATATTCGCATCAGACCCTCAGTTTCACAAAGGCAAAGACATAATCTATTCAGCTCCAACAGGTGCAATGATTAAGTCACTGATATGGGAACCACTCAAAAAATCCTGCATAGAATACTTTGGTCTAGTAGATGGCAAAGATATTAATAACAGCGAACTAACAATACGTTTTCCTAATGGTACATTCATTCGCTGTAAAAGTGCTGAACAACGAGAAAACTTACGAGGATTAAACGTTGGCGTATGGGTAGCAGACGAAGCCGCACTTTACACACAAGATACATTACAAGAGATTACCAATCGCTTACGCCCCAAAGTGGGACAACCAGATACTGCCGGTAGACTAATCGTTATCAGTACGCCCAATGGTACAGGACCTTTGCACGACTTGTTTCAACTTGCATTACAAAATCCAGAGAAGTACATTGTACGTCATTACAATTATTTGCAAATGCGTAGTGGTAATAAGAACTTTATTGAAGAACAAAAACGCATCATCAGTCCCCTCAAGTTCAATCAAGATTACATGTGTCAATGGGAAAGTGTTGCCGACCAATTCTTTTACACGTTCGATAGGCATAAACATTGCAATGAAGTAATTGATAGAGGTGGTGATGTGTACACGTTTCACGACTTTAACAAACGTGTTATGTGTGCAGTTGTAGCACAGATTAGTAATCAACGTTCACAAAATGGTAAGATGGAAATACTTAAAAGTTATGCCATCAATGACTGTAGTACAGAAGGTATTGCTGAAGCGATTAGATTAGATTTTCCTAAGCGTAGAATCAACAGTATTATTGACATGAGTGGTACACAAGTCAATAGAGATACCACAAGTGCGTTTGGTGTAACAGACAGAATCATCTTAGAAAAATATGGCTTTACAATCGTTAACAATCGTAAGAGTAATCCACTCATTAGTGATACAGACAATACAAGTAATGCATTCATAAATCGTGGTGGTTTAGTAGTTAGACCGGATGATAAGTTTTTATTAGAAGCAATGCAAACGTATCACTTTGAAGATGGTACACGCAAGAAGTTAGTGAAATACACTGAACAAAGATATGCACACATTGACGGCTTAGGTGACTGTATCCGTTATGGCATTCACTATCTATTCCCTATTGAACATGAAAGTTCCGGTATTGCTGAATACGTTGGTATGGATTCACGTTTGACTAGACAAAATAATCCTGGCTTAAAGCATATGCCAGATAGCCCTTTGTATCCAGGTGGACCAACATGGGAAGAAATTATGAATGGTGAACAACAAGAAGATTATCAAGTTTGGAGTTAATATGAATAAAGGCAGAGGCAAAAGTGGCGTAAGCTTATTAGATAGATTATTAAGTAGAATAGTTATTAATGAAGTAACAGATTGCTGGATATGGCAAGGTGGCAAAAACAATATTGGTTATGGCATGATGCGTGATGATAATAAAATGCGTACAACACATCGTGTAAGTTATGAAGAACATACACAAACAAAGATACCAAAACACTTAGTTGTTATGCACAGTTGCGATAATCCATTGTGTGTTAACCCTCAACATTTAAGCTTAGGTACAAGAAAAGATAATACACGTGACATGATACTTAAAGGTCGTCACAATTATTGGGGAAAAATTGATCGTAGAGGAATCAAAAGACCAACTGCAATATGCAATCGTTGCGGCGTAACAATGGCAGTAAACGCAATAGGCAAATATCATAATGATAAGTGTAAGATTAATCCATTATGAATAAATACATTACAATGCCGTCCAATCTTTAAAGAGAACAACAACAATGAAAAACAACAGAGATTTATTAAAACGCAATCCAGTATATGACAACATCTATTTGCAGATGCTATCATATCAGTATGCATATTTAGGCGGCATCAGCTTTAAGCAAGCCGTTCGCAAAAAAAGACCAAGCGAAGACTCAACACTGTACTTAGACTTAGTAGCAAACACAGTAGCACAGCCTATTTGTCGTTACATTGTTGATACAATTAATGATGTATTGTTTGAGCCAGGCATTAAACGTAATTTACAATTTTGTACACCACAAGGTAAAGCAATAGACCCACGTAATAACGAATGGATAGATTTGTTTCAGTTAGACTGTGATTTAACTAATCGTTCAATGAATGGTTTCATGGAAGGCGTAGGAGATTTAACAAGTATATTTGGGCATTGTTGGGTCGCAGTCGATATGCCCCAAGCAACAGAAGGGAATCTTGGCAGACCTTATGTGTGTGCCATTAGCCCATTGGATGTATGGGACTGGGAGTTTGACTACTATGGTGGTCGCCCACTGCTCAAATATGTTAAGATTAAAGAGATGGAAGAAACAGATTGTTACTACATCAAGTGCTATCACTTGGGCGATGCAACAACTCCATCGTATTGGGAAAGCTATGAAGTACAAAAAGGTCCTGGTAAAGAAAATCAACCAGCAGAAAAGATAGGGGAAGGCACCTTCCCACCTGGTATGAGCTTGCCAGTATTCATTGCTTATGGTCGCAGAGATCCAAGAACTATGGAATGTGGTGTATCAGATATTGATAGTGCAAGCGATGCACAAAAAGAATATTACAAATTAGAATGTGAAAAGTACACAGCATTGCAATTTGCACACACACTTATTCGTGCAGATAAAGGAAT